GCATAGAGCGTGTAATCACCTGATACAGTAACAGTTGGAATGACGAAGTGGTCCGCTTCTGCGAGCTGAGCTGATCTGTGAGACAGGTCCCCTGCCGCCGCAACCCTTGGGGTACCCACGTTGGCCCCTATGTCGTAAGAGGAGCCCCCAGTTCCCGCGTTGTCCCAAGAGTTTACCTCGTGGCCCACGGTCTTGCTATCAAGGTCTACATGGTTGTAGTCCAAGAATGGCTTGTTATCGGCTATGCCGAAGTCAATCCCCGCGATCTCATTTGAAGTCACGTCAGCCCCGACGGTGCCCGAAGACCCAATAAAGGTTTGGGTTGAAGGCTTGCCCGTAAGCCTCTTGGTTGGGTTTACGTGAATCTTGGAGGAGATGTCCGAGTTAACGGCGGCGTCGCCAAACAAAGACTCGGAATCAACCGCGTCAAACCTCATGATCGCCTTCCCTCCCTCCCTGCTGATGTAGGTGAGTATGCTCTCTATGAGCGCGGTCTCGCTGCCTATATCGCAAGGGACGGTTACGGTGGTTTTCTCGAACGACTCCCCGTCGGTCAAGTTGCTCTCTTCGTATATCGACGCATCGTTGAACGTGAGCTTGACGGACCCCCTAGAGGCCGTGGCGAACGCCAGACTAGACGCTGGCACCGCGAATACGCTCACTCCGGCTCCCGTGTCGGAGGCGGTTACGCTTGAGAGGCTGATCTCCTCTTTTCTAAAAAGGAAGAATTTTTTCATTAGTATTTAAGTAAAGAAACGGGGCCGAAGCCCCATTTCATTATACAGTTCCCCAGAGCTCGATCAAAATGATGCCGTCGGTGTAGGTGCCTGCCGCAGCAGTACCCACAGCCAAGTACAGGAAGTCTCCATCGGCGGGGAGGACCTCGGCGAAGCCTTTAGCGGCTGCCGTTTCGGCCGGTATCCCGTCAATGATTTTCGTTCCCGCTGCTGCATCACTTTCAGCGAGGGTGCCTACGTTGTGCTTGTACAGGTCCACGTCAGTAGCGCCACCATCAACGGTAGACAGAGAAGAAACTCTGCCCGCGAAGACGGTTCCACAGATTGACGTCTCGACTTTACCGATGTGGGCGTTAGCCTCTCCGGAAGCGCCGATGATGTCGTTTGCGGTGGCCGCTGAAGTCAGGCCGGTTACGTCAATGAAGACACAGGTCTTCACGATACCGCCCCCAAGCCTTTCGGTCCAGCTCTGGTAAAGGGTGGCTGTTCCGTCAATGCCTGAGCCTGCAGTCAATCCAGTGTCTGTAGCGTTTCCTTGGTTGATGACCACGCTAACTATGTCTGAAGAAAGCTTTTCGCCCGCGACGTCGTCGCACACGACAAGCAAGCTACCGTGACGGCCTTCTACAATGCCGTCAGAAATAGCCTTACTCACAGCCTTCTCAGAGTCGCTCTTGATAGTCAAAACGACCGTAGTGTCGTCAGCAGTGCCCTCGACGTTTTCAAAGCGAAGCGTCAACTCAGTGTCGCTCGTTTGATCAATCCCGAGGAGTCGGTCTGCTGGGACCGTCAGGGCGTTGTTGCTATCTCCGAAATACAGATATCTCATGACTTATTAGTCGATTGAAGGTCCATTGAGGGCGACCCATCTCCAACCTCCGTCGAAATACATGCACGTAGCTTCTTCGTTTGCAGCAAACGTTGCCTTATCCTTAGAGGTACCGTCAGCAGGATTGCTGAGAGTAACAGTTACGGAATTGGTTGCGTCGGTGCATTCAAATACCACAATCGTTCCGACGTCTGCGGTCTTGAGGTCGTCCACAGTAATATCTACCGTGGCTGAGCTGCCATCAAGGATAACTCTGCTTGAAGTCACAGTGTACGTGGCGTCATTCGCGTCAAGAGTCACGGCAGCTGCATCCAAGTAAAGTGGGAAAACACTTGTTTTTACTTCTGGCATAATCAAAAGATTACGAAGATCAGGAGAGGGCCGAAGCCCCCTCCCTTACTTCAGGTTTATTACTCAGTGATCAAGACGTGCTGGTTAGCAGCGCGTGTGATGAGAGCGATCTCAGAGCGGTAGTGGAAAGTCATAGAGTCCTGACCAGCGTCGCCGTTGGTGTGACCCATAACTCCTCCACCGGTCACCCAGTGCTCCAATTCACGGCTGTAACCGTTGGCCGCCTTGTGCATCATCTCCAATGCTGGGGCCTTCTGTCCTGAGCGTGCGTCAACGACCTTAGTCATTGGGCACATCACGCCTTGGAACTCGGTAGTAGCGCCCAACAAAGTTGGATCGTTCAAGAGCTTCCAGTCGTGCTTGTGGAAAGTGTATCCGCCGCGAGTGAACGACTTAAATCCGAGCTGAACAGCCAAGTCAGAGTCGTTGTTGAAAGCGCCGAACTGGCCAGACAAGCCTGCAGTCACCTGCGTAGCGATACCCTGAGCGAGCATGTCGTCGATAGCCAAGTCTTGCTTTCTGTTCAAGTACATAGCGTACTCGGCAGGGGCGCCTTGCTTGTCCAACTCAACGATCAAGTCGTCAAAAGTAGCGAGGGTCAAAGGAGCGGTGTTCGCACCAGTGACGTTGATACCTCTATCTCTGATAGCCGCGAAGTATCCCTCAGAACCAGCTTGTGCGTCAGCGCCAGAGGCAACCTTTGCCGCAGAACCGGAGAGCTTCTCGCCCAAGAGCATCATCAACTCGCGCTTGTCTTCGAAACGCTTGCGAGCCTCTTGCTCACCGTACATGAACCATCTGTAGTCGCCGTTGCCGACGTTGATGTAGCCCATGTTGGTCGCCTGAGAACCGTTGACTTGGTAGCGATCCTTCACGATCATGAAGGTGTTATCGTAACGCTTCACGTCTGGCTCGGTGAATCTGCCGGGCTGGTTGCTACCCTGAGGGTACATGTTGCCCAAGAGGAGGAACTCCTCGTTGTCCACAATGTCAACAGCGTAAGCTGTGTCCTCGATAGACTTCAAGACACCAGTTCCGTCAGAGTCCATGAACTTGTGGCCGTCTGACACTCTCATCAAGACGTCAAACTTCTGTGGCTGGTACTCGTCGTCGTCAGAGCCGTCAGCCGCACCCTTCGCAGCGAACTTCACTGCGCTTTGAGCAACACCGGCAGTCATTGTGGCCGTGTCGTTAGTGAAGAGTGTCTTGTGGCGGCGTCCGGCCTCGAACCAGTGAACCTGATCGGAAGAGCCTGCCACGCTACCCACAGCGCCGGTGAGCTTCAAGAAACCAGAGATACCCTGATCGCCGTAAGCTTGAATAAGGAGGTCACGAACTTCGGGCTTGCCGTAGTTGTCACCAAAAGAACCGCCTGAGTCGAGGATCAGGTCGTTGAGCGCCGCGTACTTGTCTGGAGTAGCCAGAAACCTGTTCGGCGCGTTGTCGATGTTCGGGATGTTAGTGCCCCGAGTTGCACCCAATGAAGCCATTGTTTTCTTTTTTAGATGTTAAAAGTCATGCCTCTGCTCCCGCCCATTGCATTTTTTATCTGGGACAGAATGGGATCAGGGGCGTTTTGAGATTGTCCGGTCATTGGTTGCTGGGTTCCGATGTTGGCCGCCGAATCCACGATGCCGCGCTGACCCTGACTAACCCCCTGTCTGTAAGCAGACTGGACGATCTTGTCAATGTTGTCGATTACGGCAAGGTGGGACGAAAGCTTGTCGTGGTCCCAGCTACCATCCTCCCGGATGTAAGGATCGAAGAAATTCTCAATCTGAGCATTTCTATCTATAAGTGTGTCGCGATATTGATCGTCAATTCCGAACGTGAAGGTTTCATCGTTTCCGAGATCGAACTCCAATCCCTCTATTTGATTAACCTCCCCGGCCATCGTATCCAACCATTGATCGTCAACGAACGACTCAACACCGCCTCCGTATTCCGCGTCGGGCGCTGCGTACGTATCTCGAATCTCCTCGATATTTGAACGCGCACCCTCGGCATCCATCTTCAGTTGAAGTTGAGCCAACTTAACCTCCTGCTCTGAATTCAGATCGGGGTCAAGCTTGTATTTGCTGTCTACCAACATGTTCACCTCCTCGTTCGAGAGGTTAGGGTATTGCGCCGCCATGTCCACTCTGATCGCCGTCATGTCGTCCATCTCGGACGGATTAAGGCGCTGGTAAGCGAACCAGTCTTCCGGCGCTCGCCCAGTATCCTGAACGAACTGATTGATAGCTGCGAGCCTGTCGTCGACAGCGGGTTGTGAGAAATCGTCGAAGCTTTGGAACTCGCCGCCGAGCCTCTCGCTCATGTAGTCGAGCACCGCTCGCTCCATTTCTTCCTCGCTAATTTCTTCTTCCGTGTAAGCCTCGGGGTCAACGTAATCCGACTCGGGAGCCTGCTCCTGAACCGGTTCTTCGACTGGCTGTTGCGGCTGGTCGAACTGTACCCCTTCGCGCTCCATCGAAGCCTGAAGCTCCTCTGGGCTGCTTACAATTTCAAAACTGCTAATGCTGTTTTCAACGTTGGACTCTGTGTTCTCAACGTTGTTTTCGATGTTATTCTCTTCCATAATGAATTATATTGTTGATTGTCAATTACTTGCTATAAAGCAAGCACTTAGTAGATGCGCTTGCTGCTGTAGCCACTTCCGTAAACGCCCCGTAAATCGTCTGACCGGCGGCCAGCGAGATTGATTGAGTCTTTGATGAAATGACTTCATAGAATCCTGCGGCCTTTCCCGCCGCTTCGTCGTCGGCGCTTCCGTCGACCACATTAGCGAAAGGCTTAGATGTGTCCGGATTGATGTACTTGTTTACCGTTCCGGCCACTGCAGCGTCAATGTCCACGTACTCAAAACGGCCGGGACCCTTAACGGTGACGTCGCCGTCAGCTATACAGTGAATAGCGAAAAAGTCTCCGGTAGCTGCTCTAGCTGCGCCGGAGTCGCCAGCCAACAAGTGATGGCCGGTAGGAAATGCAAATGATGGATGTGCCATGTTATGAGAGTTGTGCGGTTGTACTGTCAACTCCGAAAGCAGCGTACTCGATGTTCATGCCACGCTCAGATGCGTAAGCTTTGACCGACTGCGTTGCGTCTACAGGGATGAAGGCGAACTGACCACCACCCACCTTCAGGATGTCAGTACTACCGAAATAAATAGTCAAAGTCTTTTCCTCGTCTGCCGCGAGGTTTCTTACGAACACATAAGCCGTGTCGGTCTTGTCATCCGCCTTGTAAAGCGTGACAGCCGATGAACCCTGAGTAGTTCCGTTAACCTTAGCCCGAATGAGATGGCCGGAATCGACTCTCGTCGAAAGGCCCGTAGTCAGGCGAAGCGGTGCGGACATGACGTCAGGGCTCTCTACTGTGAGGGAAGCCCTAAACGTTGCCATTACTCGTGGATAAAGAAGTGTTCGAGGGTCATTGAAGTGGCCACGGAAGGAGTGATCTTGACGTCAGCCCCAGCGTAGTAAGGCATGAACAAGAAGTCGCCGCCGTAGAGTCTTCCGACCTCTTGGTTTCCGATGTGGACCGTGAGGTATTCGGTGACGTTCGTAGACACGTTTCTCAAGTAGATCTTGTGACCCTTGTCGTTAGTGTAATCTGAAGACGAGATCAGTGTGTACTGAGTAGTAGACGTTGTCGTCTTTCTTCCGACACCGGTAGTCTGATCGAGGCCCGTAGAAAATCCGGCCTTGGTGAGAGTAGAGGTGTGGCTCAAGCTCAAGACATCCCCAGTCAAATCGGGGCTCGTCAATGAGATAGTAGCTGTAGTGGTAGCCATTGTTGTTGTTTAGGTGGTTTTGTTTTGCAAATATAGCAATTATCGGTAACGCGCTGTTTTCTTGGCGATTGACTTGGGTTGCTTAACGAATTGCTTTGACTGTGAGGCCTTTGCTTTATTCGTAGCCGCCTTTTCGCCGGCGGACAGGGCGTCCCACGCGGCCTTAGGTAAGTACCGCTTCTTGCCTTTTGACTTAACCTCCTTGGAACTGCCTCGCTTCTTGTTGGAGTGCGTCCCAGAAGTCATCCACTTCTGATCCCCCCAGTTCTTGAGGGACTGCTGTGACTTCTTGAGCTTCATTAGTTTTTGTAGCCCCCGCCCTTCTTCTTGTACTCAGACGCGAGCAGCTGAGCCTTACGAGCAGACCACTCCCCTCGGTTACCCCCCTTAGGTCCGGCCTTGATCCTTTCGAACAACCGCTTCCGCATGCCGGGCTTAGTGTAATTGCCGGCTTCGTTGACCTTGGACTTGGTCTTGCCCCCGTCTTTGAATACGCCGCGACCCTTGAGGATGTCGGCCCTAGTCACCTTGCCGTCTTTGTTGAGGTCAGGGAAACCCCCTTTCTTCTTAGTCTTCATGATCCCTTTTTCCACTTTTTACTTGGGGATGCGGTCTTCGATGGTGACCACTTTACCTTGTTGGCCCAGTAAGCCGCGCTCGTCTTACCCTTGGCGATGTTCTTGCCGTGGCGGCTCTTGAAAGCCTCCCTCTGCCCTGCGGTTTGATTTGTCTTGACCCCAGCCTGACCGAATCTAATGATCTTGATCTTGCCGTTATCCCTCACCGCGACGACGTGAGACTTGCCCCCGGAGGTAGACCTCTTGGGCTTGTTGAGGCCGGAGAGGCCATACCTCTTCAGCTTTTTCTTATCGCTTTCACTGTTAGCCATATTGCAAATATAAAAAAAGAGGCCGAAGCCTCTTTTCTTAAACCGTGAGCGGCGATGTGTGACTGTCGTAGTGGTCTAGTAGGACTACGACGCTTTGATCGTCTACGTCACCTCCTGTGTCTCCGGAAAAACCTACGACGACGTCTATCCTTGTACCGGCGTCCACCACGATCGGCGTTCCAAACATTTGGACTGAAGCGTGAGTGTCGTCGCCATAGTCCTGAAGATAAGCAAACTGGTAACTCTGATAATTTTGGCCGCCGTCCGACGTCCAAGTTGCCGTACCGTCTATTTTAAGTTGAACCTTTACAGTACCAGTGCCGTCGGTGTTAAAGAACCTACCCGCGTATGTAACCCCTGTTATTCTTGAATTGTATGGAGTTACGTAACCGGTGCCCTCGGCTCCGTTTGTAGTTCTCATGGCCACGGTTCCGGAAGTAGCAACAGACTGGCCCCTCCCGTAAGTAAACGTATAAGGCCTTCCCAGCGCTTTAGACAGTTCTTGAAGGCTCGCGGGGCGATACTTGCTGTCACTGTCGTCCCAAATAAGGACCTTGTCGCTTCTAGGCTGACTCCCGCTTGCATCGAAGTCGGTGCTGTGAGAAAAGCCGCCGCCACTATAATCCGGGTCGAGCCACTCGTCGAGAGTGTAAAATTGAGACTCTTCATCACCTGTGCCCACGATTACCTTACCCGCGCCACAAGTATTGTATGAAGGGAGCTTCCACTTGTCACCTGAAGACGCATTGCTCATCCCGATGAACAGACCGTTTACAGCCCCGGCAAACACTCTGTGAAGCCCGGAATCGTCTCTTTGCAACTCTAGCAACGGAAGGTTTACGGCCGTCGTAACGTAATCGCCATCAAACCTTAGGATCCTAGACGACTCCCCTTGAGTGCCGATCGTGAACTTCCTCACGTCGACGTCGGACATAGTGAGGTCAGTGTTGCCTAGATTTAAGTTCGTTACGTCATCCGACGTAAGAACCTTTTTCCAGCTCGCCATTATTAGGCATTGTTTTTCTCTTCAAGCTTACCGAGGCGGTCAAACTCTTTGTCGAATTTTTCCAAGACGACCGAAGCAAACTTAGCGTCGGAGATCTTGATGGTGCAACCATTGAGGGCAGACTTCACGAAGTGAATTTCATTCATGTCAAGCTTCATATTACTTTGAATTTAATTGGTTTGTAAGCTTTGAGACGATGCTCGACAACAAATGTACGTCTTTTCCTCTAAAAGTCGACTCACTAATCGCCCATAAAAGGTGCTCAAGTTCTTCACCCGTGAGGGTGTCGGAGACCACCGGCTTGGTGGCCTCCTTATTTCCTCCTAGCAATCCCATTAGACGGCGGTCTGAATCCAGAGGGTGTCCTCTGCGGTATTGAAGTACAAGGCCCCAACGCCGATACCGTTTCCGCTGTTCACCGCCGCATCGGCCTCTGAGGCAGTATCTACCCCCGCCGTGTTGTTGTGATACATGACCGCCACACCCCAAAGGTTAGAAGCAGTAAGCAAGTTATCCGGAGCGTCTTGCGCTGTGGAAGCAGCACCCTCTCTGGCTATCTGCCAGCCAAGGGTTGAGTTGGCGAAGGTTTGATCCCCCCACAGGACACGAGGCAGGAATCTATCTTCGTTTGTCTGAGTTAGCGCATCTTCGTTGCCTGACGTAGCGGTAGAAACGCCGATGTTAACGACAAGTCCACCACCTGCGGCGTCAGAAGTAGTAACAGAGGTAGAAGAAGTGCCGACACGAATGGTCTGATCGTCGACGTTAAGGTTGGTAGTATTAATTACCGTATTGGTCCCGGAGACAATCAGGTTCTTGACCTTAAGGGTCTCTTCAGCAGGGTTAAAGCTTATAGCGGCATCCGTGTGGAGATCCTGATAACCTGTGGCGGCCGCAGCAATAGCAACAGGGAGAAAGTCGTCCGTCGCTGAGGCATCCGTAAAAGGAACCTGAGACGCAAACGTGGCCGTACCGAGAAGGTCTGCCTTTACACCCCCGACGACTGTGAGCGCAGCGGCACCGCCCGTGAAGGATCCTACCGCTGGCTGACCGGTGGCGACGGAGAAGGCTTGGTCGGCGTCGAATGTAAAATTGTTTATGCTCTGCTGCTTCAGGAGAGTCTGCCCCGTATCGTCCGTGGCGACGTTAGAACCCCCGAACAATACAGGGATGGGGCCGGGCGTGCCGGTCGACTGATCGATGTCAACCGTGGACGCCGAGTCGCCGTCCGCGAATTCAAATCCGTCTGCATCGGCGTTGACTTTAACTACTTGACCTGCGGTGCCGCCTGCGAGGAACGTAGGGACACCGTCGCCGTCGGTGGCGTTATCGTCGTAGACAAGAATGCCGTGACCGGCGCTGTGGGCTAGGTGGTTAAGACCGACCGCATCGTCTGCAATAGCGTCGGAATCGACGGCGTCATCGTCGATGCTTAAAGAGAGAACGCTCCCGTCAGTCGAAGCACTGAGGTCACCGCCAATCTCTTGAACGGTGGGTTGGTTCGAACCATTGCCAGAGAGGACGTGTGCCTCAGTAAGAGTTACGGCGGCCGCGTTACCGGATCCGTCAATCGTCAATACCGCGTCTTGCGCGTCGGATGCGATGCCGTCTAATTGCTCTACGTTAATCGTAGAGTCTGACGTAAGTACCTGTTTCCAAGTTGCCATGTTTTTTGTTTAATCGTTAACGCCTACGTAGAAAAGATCATTTTCAGAATTATAGTACATTCCCCCGACGTAGGCTGATGGTGCGGCGGCATGCCCTGCAAATATAAACGTTTTTTCTTCATTAAGCGTGAGCGCAAGTTGCTGGCCCTCAGTGCTAGAAGACGTATAGAATTCAACCGAAGCTGGAACAAAATCGGCGCCGGCAGCGCCGGACTGCTTAAACTGTATCCTAGCGCCCTTAGCGGCGGCCCCGCCGCCGTTGCTAGACACCCCGTGAGCCCCCAAAACCCCCAAAACGGTCCCGGCGACGGTGGGGTCTGTAGAGTTGCTCTTGAAGTCTATTACGGGGGCGGATTCTTTGGCCGTAATAGAATTGAATATCGGATCCCCGGTCCAGTCTGCGGCGTAATCCTGATCCGAGGTCTTAGCCAATACCTCATTCTCTGTGCCCCCAGCTGGTATTCCATTAGAGGCGGAGAAAGAAGCCCAGTTGGAGCTGTCCGTCCATTCCGCGTTCGAGGGGTTGGCCGACGTGTAGACGTATGGGACGCTTTGGCCGCCACTAGAAACGACGGCCATATACCCCCTAACCCTAAGCGCGGAGTTTACCGCGTCACGAGAAGCAGTGCTACTAAACAGACCCAACCCCTTGACCTGACTTTTACCCGTTCTAGAGTTGTTCCCCGCGTCGGTCAGGTCGACTACCGCTCCGCTCGTGGAATTTACTCTCGCTCTACCCGCTAGTATTGGCATGTCTTAGAATTTGAAGGTTAGCTCTACGTCGCCTCCGAAAGCCTGCTTTTCGTCGGTCTGGTATACAAGATACGAAGTATTCTGCCCGTTGGGGCCGGCGTACTGAAAGCCACCGTCGTCAAGCGGGCCGGTAAGCTTTACAAAGTCCCCGATAACGGGGAAGGCCCCTTCTTCGAGAACCTCTGTGAGCTCCCCGAAAGCAATGGGGTACATAATGTACGTGTAGCTGTTTACGTCGTCGGATCCTATCGGGGTGTCCATGCTGAAGTTGCTCGACGTGCCAGAGCTGTTCCCCACAAGCTTATGACCCACCAAACCTGAACCGACTATGGATTCAAAATTTTCTGCAGTAGGCGAAGACTCCAAGTCAACGGAGCTCGCTATCAAGAATGCCTTGTATCTCCACTGAAGCTTTTCGGCAGAAGAGCTGACCGTAATAGTACCAGAATATCCGGGAGGCCCCGTGTCTCTAGCCCCTACAACTATAGATAGATCGTGAGGGGAGTTTTGTTGAGTCTCGTAAAACTGAAAGCCGGGAGAAAAGTTAACTCCAGAGGGTATCGGAACCCCGTTGTAAACCCCGTTCTGGACCCCATTGAAAGTGAGGAAAGAAGACAATGGAACGTAACCGCCTATGTCGGACGCGGTATAATCAAGGCCGAGTATTCTTATGTTGGATCCAACCTCTACGGTATCCGTAGGAGAGTAGCTCGTGTTGTAAGTAACCCCGTCTACCTGACCTCCCTCCAAGATATACCTATAACGGATGTTGGTCAGGGATAGGCTCATGGTCTTGTACGGGTCAAGGATGTCCTTGAGTATCTGAGTAATCGAAGTCCCGACCTCGTACTCTTTGTTGACGTCCGTAAGGTGGTCGAAAGCCCCGTCGGCGTTCGTTACGTCAATGAACTGGTCGGTAAGGGGGTCGCCGGTGCCGTCTCCCCCGGTCTGATCGGCGAACTGAAAGTTGTTCTCGCTCTGATTGTAGACGAGGACCTGATTACTCGTAGGGTCCCCTATGACGTCGTTTAGCTCCCTGAGGTTAGTGACCTTGTCGGCCGCAGGTATTGAATCCACGCTGACGTTGATTACGTCGTTCGTGGCGGTGACCACGGAGGAGTTGTCGGGGTTGACGGTTATAGATGTCCCACCGTCCTGCGAGATAGATATGGAGTGCGCTGAGTCCGGGTTTACCGTTATGGCTACGCCTTCAGACCCGGATACGGAGATATCGCTCCCTTCTGGGGAAGATACCGTGACGGAGTTCTGATCTCCGCCAACATTGACGCTGATCTCCGACGCAGAACTCATTGTTATCTTCTACGTCTAGTGGGCCTTGTTTCAGATTCCTCTGATTGGATGTAGTGGGCGACATCCTCGTTAACCACGAAAGACCCCTTGAGGAGCGTTCTGTGAAAGTCGTCGGCTGCACCACTAGTGTACTGAAGGTCGTACACGTACCTGCCGGGGGCCACGTTTCTCATGACAGCGGCGGGCACCTTTATGGTGGCTACGTTTTGAGTGAGGTTTTCCCCCGTCCCGGCGGCCGAGTCCGTAGTTTGCATAGGCGCTATCGTAGCCGGAGAGGAAGCGGCTTCTGACGGTCTCCCGTAAAGTGTCGACAGCACCAAACCTTCGGCCCCGTCGTTAGAGGCGTCGGTGCGTACCTGCATGATGAACTTGTAGTTGTTCGTCAGCATGTTGAGGGAGTTGCCCTCGTCATTCTTCAGGGTCAGGGAGAGCTCAAAAGTATCCCCCTTCCTGCAGGTGATATTGAGCGTTTGAGCTATATCGAGATTTACCTTCTTAGATGCCATTATTCTATGATGCTTGAGATGTCAAACCCTTCTTCCTTCTCTGTTTCTTCGAGCTCGCCGCGCTGATCTTTGCGCTGAGAAATAAGCTTGCTCTGCTTAGACGCCTGTATATCTACCCTATCGTCCTTTCTATCCTCCTTGAGGACCTCCAGCTTCTCCTTGAACTCTTGATCGTCGGTCTTGAACCCGAGGGTGGCCTGAGCCCTGATTGTCTCGATCTCCTTACGCATCTCGTGCTTAGCCTGCTCCAACTGGATTTCAAGCTGGTTCTTGAGTTGCATCTCTTGCGCCTTGAGCTGCGCCGTCATCTGAAGCTCCTGCTGCTTGGCTTGAGACGCGGCTTGAGCCGCCTGCTGAGCCTGCTGGGCCTGCATCTGAGAGTTCTCCTGAGCCATCTTCTGCTGCTGCTCCATGCGCTTCTTGCGACGCACGATGAGAAGGCGCTCGGCCTGATTGATGTCTTTCAGGTTTCTGATGGCCACGGCGTCTTCGAGGTCGATCTCCTTCTGAGCCAATGACTGCTGAATGTTCTGTTCGAGGAACTGACGCTCCTGATCTTCCATCTCCTTGCGGACGGACACCCCGAAGTTGAACATCGGGAGGTCGTTAAACGAGGAGAGCACCTCCATGTTTTCGCTACCCACGGCTTTTCTGTACACCTCAAAGATGACCGAATCCGTAGGGAGGATCTGAAGGCACTTCACAATATCCTGACAGACCTTCTTGAACAGAATCATAGAGGCGTTCGTGATATCGTAGGTGGCGTTGTTACCCGCCGCGATAGCCTGCTGCTGAACGCCGACGAGGGTGTCCCCTTTAGGCGTAGAGGCGTCCATCATTTCGTTGATGCCCGTCGTATCCCTAATCAACCCCAAGTAGTGGTTGTAGATCCCGATGAGCTCGTTGATGTTGCGAATGCTGTTGGGTATCTGCTGAATCGGTGCGCCTTGGAATCCGCCTTCTGGGTTTTTGCTCCTGTAGTAAAAGACACCCGTCTGCTCGTAGATGTCGTGAAGCTCAAGCGGCTGAAGGTCACCCCCTTTGCCGAGCTGTACGTTCTCCAACCCCTCGATGTCGATGATCAACCCGTCGGGCTTCGCCTTGGCGATGGCCTGCTGGATTTTGAGGTGGGTGAGTTGCAACATATCCGCGAAACCGACGCAAGAGTCCACCATGGACTTAGGCATCATGTGGCGGATGTTTACGGCGACCGGTGAGTACGACATTCTGCAACGAGAGATGTCGTGCATGTTGCGGGGCATGTTTTGCTTCAGCCCGTACCCGATCAAGAATTCACTGCCGGGGACGTAGAAACCGCCGTACACGTTGACGATCTCCATCTTGCGGGGCTTGCGGCTAAACACGCCGCCCGTTCTTTCTTTGTAGTTGAAGCCCTCGTAGTAGAAGTTGGTGTTGCCGTAGCGGTTCTCCTTCTCCTCGAAGTGCATGGTGTCGACGGCCAAGAATTCAAAGTCCAAAACCTCGATGGTGTACTCGTCGTAACCGTAGATGTTGCGCTCAAGGTGAGAGTCGTAGTAGCTCTGGTTGAGCTTAGACATATCGTAACCCTTGGAGCGGGCCGCGTGCTCGGCGATCTTCTTGAACTCATCTTCCTCGACCTGACCCTGAGCGTGACGCTTCAGGTCCTGAATGGTCATTCGTCTGATGTGGCCCGCGTAGACCAAGTCGTCAAAAGACGGGTCCTCGGTGTAGCTATGGATAAACATAGCTGGGTCGACGTATTCCGTGACGATTCCGTACGAAGGGTCGTTCGTACGCTTGACAACGGCCATACCGCACGCGACGAGATCATTAACGCATCGCCTGTAGGTGTTGTCGCTGAAGTCGTTCCACTCCAGAGTCATGTTGGTGGCAATCTGAGCCGCCACCTCCGCGTCCGTCTTTACGTTCGTGTCGAGGAAAATCTCGGCCTCTTCAAGGGTGTCCGGAAGTTCATCCGGGTCTTTATCCAAAACAAGCCCTCCGGTCATAGCCTTCAGCTCTTCGAGCTGTGGCTTGATCTGGACTTGAGTCTTTATTCTTCTTTTCTCCTTATCCTTCTCTGAAGACGACAAGGGGTCAACGGCCTCAAGGTTAGGGTATGGGCTCCTAGAGAGGATCTTGTTGACGATGATTCTAGCAAACTTAGGGAGGATTGGGACCGGAGTGTAGTCAAGGTTCACCAAGCTCCCATCCCCGCTAGAGGGGTCGAGCGATGTCAGGATGCGCTTGTAGATACTGGTATCCTGAGTCCCATTGGCGTAGTCTCTGTTCCTGTCGAACATCTTGGCCCGCTTCTTATACATCGAGCCGCTATCCGCAATCTTCCCCCATTGCCCTTCTATCGCTTTCGCGTAATCCAACCCGTACTTCTTCGACGCTTTCTTCTCCTGCGAGGCTAGTGGGTCTGGGAAGTTTCGGGACTTATTTCTACTATTGCTCTGCATTAGGGGATAGCATTTTTGCAAATATAGAAATAATGTGGTTTTCAGCCTATCGGCTTATATCTCCTAAAGAATTTCTTCTCGTCAAACGTTGGTTTCTCTTTAGCCTTGGCCTTTTGGGCGGCAAGGAGTGCAAGGCCAGCGCTAATCGTAAGGTCAAACTTCGTACGATCGGTGATCTTGAAGCCAATCCAATCCTCAAGAGTCCTGTTGAAGTACATGTTGCCCATGTTGCCCGTCTCTCTGTGGATGCCAACATGCTCATGTACGTATGCTTCAATGGCGTGTGCATGTGCTTGAATTACGTCTTGAGAGTTTGACGGGATACCCTTCGTCTTTGTCTTGATGTTGGAGTTGGGGGACTTCAGATGAGCCGGCCTATCCATGAGATAACCGTCGTAACCCCTTGATTCAAAGTATCTTGCAATACCGTATTTGTTGTTCTCGATCAGGATAGGGTACCCGTAGAAAACGGCGGCCATCAACACGTCTTCGTAGAAGATCTTAGCCAAAGGCGGACGGGACGCATACTCCAGCACAAACATGTTCGATGGATGCTCCATGTGAAACTTGTTGTACAGGTGTAGCGCTCCTTTCGACCCCCGTCCGTCGACGGTGGCGTCAAGGTCGTAGGAGTCAACCCCGCCTACCCCCAGCTCTGCATTAGGCGCAATTCGTTTCCCTCTTTCGAACTTAGAAATGTTTCTAAGATCCTCAGGAGGCAGCCAAGCGATCCTAAATCTTCCTTTAGGGTCGGGCCTAAACACCACTTTTGAATCTTTTACGCCATCCTTCCAGACAAAATTACCTATGACTATTGGGTCTGGATACAGGTCTTCGTTATGTTGTATCTGCTCGTAGATCTGGCCAACGTTGAACAGGCTCCCGTCGATACTGTCGCGGAAGGCTTCGTCCGTAGTGAACGGGAACTGCCGGGTTACCTCGTTTAGCTCCGAGGGATCGCTTTTGAGACTTTCCCTTTCGTTCTTGAGAAACGTCTTAGCGCCGGCAACAACGCTATCGCCGTCAAGCCCGTCCACAGGGCTATCAGGATCGTTAATGATTGGTCTTCCATGTCGGTCAAAAAATCCTTCTAAAGATTCGTACGAAGGTATGAACAATCTGTAGAGCCCAGATCTAGTACGCCCGTTGGCGTTTCTTTCTTCGGGATCAGAATCCTTCCATAGATCTTTGTACTCTCTTCCACCTTTGTCCATCGGGTTCACCGTGCTTCCGACCATTGCCTTTCCCACGATTCTTCTTCCGACGATCAAACAGGTCCGCTGAATCCTCCAAGCGTCCCTTATGTCTGTAGGTTTTTCCCATTTACCAGCCTCATCTAAGTACAGGATATGTAGCTTCTCGCCGTCATACGCATTATTCGTCGTATTCTTCCAGTTGATTACGGTGTTGAGCGCTTCCCCTGTTTGAGAAGTTTTATTGTTTTTGGTAATCCTTTTTGAAGGCTCTCGAAAAGCGAGCTCCATACGCGGGTTAGTAGTACCATCTTGAATAGGTTTGAAGAAGAAGGGGTAATGCCGAAACATGTACACCACTTTCTTCATAAAAATGTTTTCCTGCGCGTCTTTACCCGTCTTTGATTGGATGCCGAGGAGCTTATCCTTAACCTGCGTAGCTTCATCAACAAGGACTGAAGAGCAGATATTAGTGTATCCAGAACGACGGCATTTAGTGTAAAGCTGACCGATACAACGTGGGTCAGACTCACACGCAGCCAAGTGTATAAAAATTTCACGTTGGAACTGAAGATAGTCAGGATACCCGATATCCATTCGGGTCCACTGAAGCATCATGTAGTGCCGGCCCGTAATATACGTAGGGACACCGTCATTGTAAAACCAAAAGCCGTCACGCCGACGCCGAAACTCCTCCTCGATATACGGACGAAACTTTTGTCGAAACTCTCTCGGCGTCTCGGCCCACTCGTCCATACTCTTAATCCTAGACAGTTCCTCTGGCATAGAAACCCTCTCCCACAGCTGCATGTGGTTTGGGCGTCCATATCCTGCAATTTCCTTTTTGGGCGGCTGAGCGGGAAGTGCAATGTCCAAATCACCGATTCGAACAACTTCGCCCGATGTACCCTTGGGGCAAATTCGGATAATATCCTCATCAATAGACGCGGCCATGACTATCCCGCTTGAAGCTAGGTACGCCCGTTTTTGGGTTCTTTACCTCCATGTACTTGCCGCAGGGGCACTGGATGTCGTGATAAGCCCCGTCGCTACCAAACTTGATAGAGACGCCGCTCTTTTCCTCTTCGTGCTTTTTTTCGCACTTGCAAATGTATTCGGCCATTTGATTTAATTAAGTACGCCCGACAGGATTCGAACCTGTGACCGTCTGCTTAGAAGGCAGATGCTCTATCCAACTGAGCTACGAGCGCATGCTCTTACCTACTGCGTCTTCGCCTAGGTCTATTGTTTGCTCTGTTCTTAGATTCGGGCTGAGGTGTGGTTTTGTCAGAAGACCCTACGTGCGCTTCGTCCAAGCCGTCACCGTTACCGTAAGTGCCTTTTCGGCGGTTGATTCGGTTCAGGTTCGCCCTGTACTTCTTGGCTTTACCGCCCTTTCCGTACTTAGCGTATTCCTTCTTGTAGTCGCGCTTCTTGAGCTTCATTATGCAAATATAGTAAATTGTTGGGGCGGCGGGGCTTGAACCCGCGACTTCCTGTGTATAAGACAGACGCTCTAACCAACTGAACTACGCCCCAGTTGATAAGCCCTTAATGCGTAGAGGGCCGTCTGACGAAACCAACAACTCAGCCTTCGTTCCAGCTATCTTCCCAGAAGTAGTGGATACCGTCGTTACCGTTTTGTCCAATAATGTTCATTCGGTGGTTAAGGTACACTTCGTCCTGCCACCATCCAAACTTACTTTGAGAATCTTTCTGCGAATCCTCCTGAGTAGTCTTTTGCTTCTTCGATTCCGCCATTTGTCTGTAGGTCTTTGATCATTTGTTCTAGGCGCTGGCGCTCTACCAGCAATTCTTTACAATCCGTAGCCGTTTGTTTTATCGACTGTAGTTCGGCTTTGCGTGCGCTCCCGTTGATCTCAGGATCAACAGGTTTCTTTATTTCGTCGATCATGTTGTTTATCGCAACCTCCATCGACTTCATAAGGCGCTCCGCAGCCTCAATCGTTGTGAACTTCTTCCTCGACATAGAGAATATCTTCTGCCCTAACTCTAAAGTAAGTCTTCCCGTCTATCTTGATCTCGTAGTCCCGGTTCTTCTTCAAGCCAACGACGTCCCCCTTCTTGATACCGAGCTCTCTTGTAGCGTCGCAATCAAAAGGAACCCTAGCCGTGCGTACGGGGGACTCTACGAGTTTCACGACTTCAATCAAATCGGACTGCTCCCCGGGCTCAGGCTCGCCTACTGGCTCCAGCAACGTCCAACCCGCTAGTGGCTGAACCTCGCCGCTGTCTTGGCATTTGTAAGCTATCGCTTGATTGTTTACCGTGTTCACGGGGTCGTACCTCACGAGGTAGTGTTTTTCGTGACCGGTAAGCACCTGACCCTCGTTCATGACCACGAGATGGTGAAAGTATAGGGTGTCCCCCTCTTTGACGCCGGTATCGTGACGCAGGGGCGAGGCCACCACCGGGCCCTCCGTCACTCTGTGCTGGAACTCGTTGAACTTGTTGTCAACGAACAGCTCCAAACCACCGTCCGTGACGATTGTGTCGTTGATCTGCTTTTCGAGTTCAACGACGAATAGGTCTAAAGTCTTCATTAATTAAAAATTACAGTCATACTCGATGATGCAGGGCATGTCGTCTACAGACTTCCACAACACCTGAGCACCATCGGGCTGCTGCAAATATATGAGATAACGCTTCTTCCCGTGCCTGTAAAGCAACTCTTCGTCGAAAACGATTGTAGACACTTCTCCTCCGCCCGCTCTCATACCTATGAAATAGGCCATCGCGTCCTTCGGGTCGCGCCCGATGACGATCTTTCTAATAATTCCGTCCATTTTAGTTCAATGATATGCCCAACCCGTCGAGCAAATCATCAAGGTCTGGCCCCCCTTTCGGCTTCTCGTATGTGTCGGACATGAAGTCCATTATGATCTTAAGTTCGTCTTTGTTCTGTATATTGTAGTGGAACAAAGCCTTCATTCTACTTGTTTCATCAGTCTCCGGCTCAAGCAGGCCAACGACGAAGCAAGACAAGATTTTGTCGTCTAAGTCGTACTTGTGAGCCAACTCGTTTACGGCGTGAGCGATCTCCTGCATTTCGAACCAAAAGCCGTCCTCGTACATATCTTTGTAATCGTCCATATCCATCGCGATGCCTAAGAGTTTAGTTGCCAAGAAAAAGATGTTCAGGGATTTCTCCCCTCTGAATCAAAGGTACGTAAAAAGAAACTACCTTAAGAACATAAGGGTCGCCACTCAGAACTTCTGCTCGGAAAACGACATCTTTGAAAGGGAGCTCAACTTTATGCTCTGGGCTTACGATCTCGAATTCTTCACCTTAAGATACGCATCAGAGGATTACGAGTATTCCGAGAAAAAACTAGCAGAAAGAATTGTGTACCCGCTAGTTAAGCACGGATACATCTACAAGCACTTTGACAAACTAACCCCTTCAGACACCCTAGAGGATCACATGTTCAGGGAGGAGACCAAGTACAACTACCGAGTCAGGTACGCCATAACGCAAAAAGCCCGCTTGTTAGTGCAGGCTTTTTACAGGTATCTTGAAAAGATTTAATCGAAGTCGATGACGATGTTAGGGCCACCCGTGCTTTGAAGCTGCTGGCCACTGGCACTCTGAGCTTGAACGGGAGGGTTGTTCGTCTTAATTCTTGGGTTGTAGATCACGATTCTATCCCCGGGGTAGAGTATACCGTCAAACGGCTGGCCGCCGGGGCCTAGGTAAGTAAAGCAGCTGGCCTGAGGCACGTTCAGCATAGAGTAAAGAAGGGCGACGCCGTCCTCTGAGCCCGCTCCGGGATTAGTAGTTGAAACCGGAGCGTTTTGATAATTCTGAGCGCCTATCAACTGAAACGGCTCAAGTCGCCAAAATAGACCTTCAGTAGATCCGTCCGCCCTGAAGAGCTCGGCTTTGCCTTCAAAGTAAATGCCTGCCGCTGCGATTGGAGCGAGAGCGAGCTGGCCGTAGTTTGTGTTGACGACGCCGCTAAAGTTGAACAGCACATTAAAACCATCGTCGAGGTTAACCCCGGGCAAGGTGTCAGGGTTTGGGTTGACACCGACGGGTATCGGGCTGTAGCTCACCGTCGGGACGATGATATTAAATGGCCATTTGATAAAAAACGGCGTAACCGTAGAGCTCTTGGCTGAGCCCGAGGGCTTCCTACCCCCTCTTCCTTTTGATCTTTCTCCGTATACCGGCATTTGGTTGTTGTTGTTAGGTTATTCGGACGGTATCCATCCGTTAGACTCATCGGAGGTGATGGCCGTGATTTCTGATTGAGTGTAAGATGCCTTCCCCGTAAGGAAGGAAGGTTTAGATCCAACCGCGTATTCTACAATGAAGCTAGTGGAATCCAAGTTGTACCTCAAAGAAGAAGCGCCTGTGTCTTCTATTTTTGAAAAATCTACAGACGAAAGGTCCGAGGAGGCGAGGATCACGTACTTAGTTGTCATGACGGTACCGTTGAGCTAAACGTAGCCCCGTTGAGCTGGGAGCCAGAGGTTGA